TTGATGTAGTTAAGGGCATCATCTTGGTTATCGAATGTGGCAATGCCTCTAGTAGAAAACTCTTTAGCACCAACATTAAGGTCAAGGAACGCTTGTTTATCAGTAGTCACATGGTAATGAGATGCAGCACTTAACTCGTGAGCAGATGCAAGGAATCTAGGAATGTCATCGTAAGGAATGTCTGAAATCTTTTGATTAGCAACATCTTGAACAATCTTTCTTAAACGAATACCTTCTTGTTCAAGCAAAGCGATGTTTAGGTCATCTAGAGCCTTGATTGATTGTTCAATCTTTTCTGGTCTTGCATAACCCCTTAGTGCAAGATTCATTCTCATTTCTCTTGCTATTGCTCTACTCGCATTATTTTCAACTGCATTCAGTAGAAGAGCAGGGTTGATAGCATTCTTTGCCATGGCTCCACCATAACCAGAAAGCATAGATGACACACCATTTTGGAACATGTCACGAGCAGTTCTACCAGCACGGAATAGAACGATTGATTGGAATAGAGCACCGATGGAGTTGTAGAAAGATACCGTTCCATTTTTAAAGATTACGCCAGCACGAGCAGCGTTGTATTTGATTGGCGAGTCTGCGAGAATCTGTGGCTTTGCCTTAATGATTTCATCTCTTACTTTGGCGAAATCCCAGATGTTGATTTTATTTGGAGTTTGATTAACCATGAATGGGTCGTTATAGACAATCTTCTGATTGCCTTCTTTCATAACTACAACACCATCACGCTGTAGGTTTTCAGTAAAGACTCTCTTTTTTTCCATAAGAATAGAAGAAAGTGCTCCTGCTGTTTCTTTATTAAATCCTTGTTTAGTTGCAATAAGTGTAAGACCAAGTTCTTGTGCGTTCTGGATTACCATTGCCTTTGCGTCTGGAGTGGTTGCAGTTCTCCAAGCGTTTGATAACGCTACTCTGTAGCCACCATTAGATAGAGCACTGCCAGATAGACGGTCAATGTCTCCTAGCATTCCGAAGAACTTACGAGATGCATCGCCTAATGGGTCTTCAAGGTCAATCATTCCTTTAGCAGATGTCTGAAATGGACGAACTACTTGGTGGTATAAGAATGATGTTCCATTTCCGAAACTGCGTTCTACACGGATAGAGCCATCGTGTGTTTTACCGTGAACAAAGAAAGAACCAACCTTTGCTTTTCCACCTTCAAACTTGTTTATAAAACCAAATCTGGATGGCATCAACTCACGGATAACCGTATTTCCTGCAAGACCTTCTGGACCAGCCTTTACAATAAGATTAGACAATACTGTAGAGAACTCGTCTTTTGCTAATAGGTCAGATGCTTCTATTACTGACTTTAAAAACTCTGGGTGGTCTAGTGAATCCAGCATTCCAATGGTTGTGATGCTTCCGTTTCTTTCACCACGAGCCAGATAGCCACCATCCATAAACTCGTCAAGTGCAAGTTTCATGTTTGGTTGTTTGGATACAAGAGATTGGAATGCTCGTTGAGAACCATACTCAGTGGCAAGAATAATCTGTGCAACTTCTTGTTCTGTTTTTGCCTGACCTAATAGCCAAGCAATGTTTTCTTTTTCTCCAGATGTGATTGATTTAACTACTGTGTGTTGAGAGATTACATCTGCATTATTTTCTGCAGCAAACTTAGCAAAGTTCCAGTAACGCAGTTTTTGTTCTGCTGCTGCTTCGGCTGCTTCTTTAGTAATGTAGCGACCACTTGCATTAACTCCAGAATCAGCAAGACCAGCAATGCCAGCCCATTCACTCATGTCTGTGGCAATGTTTTTAGCAACTGTTTTTTCACCAACGCCAGTTAGAAAACGACCTGAGAAAAGAACTTTTCCAACTTTGCCTAACCAAGAGAGCGGTATGTAGGATAGTGGGTCAAGGATTAGACCACCAACAAAGTTTCCAAAAAACTGTGTTGCTACATTTCCTGGTGTCCATCCAGAACCAGTAATAGGTCTACCAGATGAATCTAACTTTAGAGTTCCATCAGGATTGTATTCTGCACCAGTAACGGTTGCTCTTTGTCCTACTGAGAATGGGTCAAACTGAAGTTCTGAAAAACTGATACCCCAGTTTTTAGACATCCATGAAAAAGTTTGTATTGCCTCTTGGTTAGATTTTTGTTTTTCCCAAGTGCCAGAAATGTTTATCGCTCCGCCAGATACTCCAGCAACCACTGCGTCTGCTAATAATGCTGTTGTCTGACCTACACCATAGGTAAGTGCTGTTCCTAAATCAGCATGTGGCTTTTCTCTTTCTTCAAGAAAGCCCTCATTATTAAAAATCATGCTAGTAGCCCATGGGTCAGTCCATGACTTTTCTAGTTGCCTACCTAACCATGCGTTTTGTTCGTCCCAAGAGAACTCAGGTCCAGCATCAACCAAGTGGCGAACTGCCTGAGCACCTGTTCCTAGAGTAAAGAGTAAAGATGTTCCTAGACGAAGGGGTATAGATAAAATGTCTCCAACAGCACCCCAGAAATCCTGACCTTCTGCTGGAGTGGTAGGTGTGTATTTATAGCCTCTCTGAAATCCTTTAGGAAATGAAGGTGCAGGAGAGGGTGTAGGAGAAGGTGTAGGAGAAGGTGTAGAAGAAGTTGGCTTTAGGTTGTTCCTTCTTTCATCAGAAGAAATACGAAGAGCACTGCCATTACCAGAAGCCTTAACATCAACACCAGAGTTCGCTTTATCAATAGCAGAAATCCCAGTATTGTATTTTGTAAAAGTATTTAGCCTGTCGCTCCAAGCACCGTAGTCATTAGCACTCATTAAAGAAGTTCACTCCTCAACTGGCGGTAAAGGTTGAGTGTTCCTTGGGTAGCAGCACCTCTACTAATAGAGTCTTGCAGAACACCGAGAACAAGCAATGCTCTCTGTCTGTCTTCCTGTGTGATTTGCTGGTTAGGTAGGCAACTAGAAACACCAGGACCGAAAGGCATACCAGCAGTTAGGGGTTCCATAGGTCTTTGGGTTGGTTCAGATAGGGGAATAGGAGCAGCAACTGGCTTGACTTCCTGCATTGGAATGCCAGTTGGAATAGCCTGAGCAGCAGCAAGTGGAGCCTGAGCCTGAATAGCATTCAGTTCTTGATTCTCACCATAAGCCATACCAGTGACTTTTTGCTGTGCTTGTCTTGTATCAGCAGGACCACCATCGGTTCTCTTGCTCATTTTACCTGGACCTGATACTGGTGCAGGATTTTCGGGCTTTCTGTAGCCACCACGGTTTTCAGCCATCTTCATCTCCTAAATGTTCATTGAGGAACTACCTCAAAGATAGATTTATTCACCCTTAGTATAGGGTTTTCCTGTAGTATTCCTGACTAAATAGCAGTCCTACGCTGGACAGAAGCCCCAAGGTTAGGTCTTCCACCTGCTCCAAGCCCTGCTAGAAGGGTCATTAGGTCAGGTTGACCACCAGGAGCCATGCCCTGTTGTCCAGGTGCTACGCCTTGCATAGTGCCCTGTGGGGTCATTCCTTCAGGTAGTTGTTCTTCTGGAGCCATACCACCCATCATTTCCTGCATAGCCATTTCTTCTGGGCTCATTGTAGGTTCTTCTGGTGTTTCTACTTCTGGTTCTGGCTCTGGAGTAAACGCTTCTACAACAGAATCAGCAAGGGACTTACCTTTTCTACGGTCATCAATAACCTTGGCAAGAGCCTTAATAGGACCTTGAACATCTTGACCCTGTGCAGCCAAAGCAGGAATAGATTGTGCATAACCCATCAGAGCCTGTTTAGCAGATTCTTCTAGGTCTTCAATGTCAATCTTTCTGGCTTCATCTTCAACATTGATGTCAACAGGAAGTTCTCTACGCATAAAGTCACGAGAGAACATCTTCTCTGCACGAGCCTGTAGAGCAAAGATAAGCCAACGGTTAGGGTCTAGACCAGCCATCAAACCATAGCGAACATCAATACTGTAGTCGTTGTTGATTGCTTTGCTAGGTGTGTATTCAATGTCAAATGGAGTTCCATTCATAGAACCACGAAGCGACTTCTTTACATCATTGAAAATGTGGCAGTCAACTTCAAAACATAGCGAAATGATTTCCTGTAGTACACGAGCAAAGATTGCTTGGTGAGCGGTAATCTGTGATTCGTAACCACCGAGAAGAGCCTGAACACCCTTACCAGTAACAATGCTGGCGTTGGTCTGACCTGTTCTCATTTCTGGGAAACGGCTACCAAGTTGTAGTTCACGGTCTAGTTGTGCTTGCTCTTGGAAAGCAGCAGCAGGAATCTCTAGAGGAACACGACCTACACCCTGTGGGTTGTTAGTGCGGATAGTGGCACCAGGACCAATAGGAACTTCTGGCACATCCATAGGAACAACTAGTGGAGCGTTTACAGATTCGTGTGCAGCCTGTAGCGATAGAAGTGCAAGACGAGCCTTAGCCATCTGCACAAAGATTACATCGTCAAACTGACCACGAGGAATGTCAGAGATGCCTGGGCGTTGTGCAATACGCACCATGACTTTGCCGATTGGGTTAGGGGTCTTCTCAAGAATCATTCCCTTAACTGTGTCAGTGCCAAACATACCTTGACCACCAACGCTAGGAATAAATGCTAAGTCCCAGTCCTTGTCGTGATACATAACAACTTCAATGTCGTTACCGCCATAAAGACCTCTGTCTTTTTCTTTAGAAAGTTTGACAGCATACTCTGGGTATAGAACTGCAAGAGTGTCTTTGTTTACAAGCACACGCTGGAATAGTGATACCACACGACCAAAGCGGTCTATCTCTGGATAGCATCCAACTGGGTCAAGTGTGCGGATAACTGGCATCTGGCTTTCATAGTCAACCTCTACACGAATAGGTAAGAAACCATAAGTGACATACTGGTCTGCAGCGGTATACATCTGCACCTGTAAATCAGAGTTGGTTACATAACCGAGAGCAACCTTAGTCTTGATGGATGCCATCTCTCTTGCACGGTCTGATGTCATGGTCATGCTACCTGCAGTAAATGTAGGAAGCGGAGCAATCATCTCAGACATGTCACGAGCAGCGACATCTATGATGTTGGCTACGATAGGTTCCTGCCACGGTCCAGTCTCTGGGAACACATCTGGAGCGACTTCAGACATCCTACCCATACGGATAGAACGAACCTGAGCCATGCGTGAATCACGCTGTGAATAGCGATTACGGATGCGTGTGAAACGGTCGCTAATGTTTTCAATGTTTATTGTCATAATGACTCCTTAGAATCCGCTCCCCCAGTAACTACGAACATAAACAGCATCTTGTGAACCAACAATGGCTCTATCTTGCATGTCCTGTCTAGTCATAAAGGGACTATTACGGAAATAGTTTTTTCTTTCAGCCCTTGAAACTAACTCAAGAGCCCTAAGTTCTGCGAACCAAAGAGCCATAACAATGTCTGTCTTGATGCCCTTTGGTGGGTTTGGTTGCCAAGTAACTAACTGTTCAATCAGCGACTTGACACGCTGAATGTCAGACCTAGGTAGTGTAATCATGTTCTGAGAAAACAAAGTGCTCATAGCCATTACACCAAAGTTAGGGTCGTGCTTGTTATTGTTTGTCATGTGTTCAGTTAGCATTACTCCTCGTGAAGCCAGATACTCATTTATTTCTGGGTCACGAGTAAGGAATGTTTGGAAAGCGTTTCTTTCGATACGCCATTCCTTGATACCGTAGCGGTCAGTCCAGTCTCTAATCAGAGCCTTTGTTTCCTCTGGTTTAGAACCAGCACGGTTACTTATGTCAATGACATGTCTTTTACCTGTCTGTAAATCTACTCCTAATACCACCGCAGCAGTGTAGCCAGTAGAAGCAGGGTCAAGACCAGCAAGAATGTAGAGTCCATCCATACCACCATCTCTTCCGAGATTCTCGTCATCTGGAATGTCTCCTGTCTGTCTTGCTTGGCAAGCACGAGACACATGCTCAGGGTCAAACACAGAGTCCTGTGCTACCTGTTCCTGTTGATAAATACGACTCCATAGTGCAGGAGCAATACCATCACGCAAATCTTTTAGCGTTTCGCCATCCCAGCGTCTGTATAAACCATTTGCATCTGGTTCTTCGTCTGGGTCAGCAGGGGCATCGCTATACGCCCACAGTGTTTTCCAGTTCTTAGGGTCATCATCGAACTCTAGAACTGCTGGTTGTAGCAAGTAAGTCCAAGGCTGTGCTTGTCCATAGTATCTATCTGGGTTACGCAACTCAGAATACAAATCCTTAGC